TATGCGCCCATTGAGTGGCGTGGCAAGAAGATGGTTGACGTTTCTGCTATTGAAGCTATTCAGTGTGCGATTGAGCACTTTCACACGCATCGATCCAATCAGTACGCTTTGATGGATAGTATGCGTGCTCGTGAAGTTGAGATGTGCAGGTGTTGTGTTCCTGGTTGCAAGTTTTTGCAAGGCATGTGCCCAGATCATTTTGATCGTCAATTTGGGTTGCAAACTGCTATGATGCTTGGAAAAGTCAAGAGGAAGGTTACACGCAAATTCACAAAAGATTCTAATGGATTTTTCGGCAGAATCGAAGATGCTGTTACTGAAACCTTGTATGCACGTACTAGTGCATTCCTTGAGAAGTGGGATTGGATTTGTCTGATCCCATCACCTTATCTTGAAGATGAAAGAGTTTTGAATTTTCTTCAATGGTATTATAAGGATGATATTCTCAAAGGTCAAGCTCAATTCCGATGGACACTGTACTTATTGTGTCTTGTCATGTTCTTTTTGAACCCAGCTTTGGGTATCACGTTTACGTGTTTTGCTCTTGCCATGCGCACGACTTTCAACAAGAATTATTACAAAAATCATTTGATCAAGGAATTGAAAAATCGTAATGATAGTTTGCCATTTGTTATTCGCAATGCACGCGACAAATATGCTAAAGCCTTGTGCTATGCATCAGCAGGTATTGCAGCAATTTATTGTTTGGCTAGAGTTTATAAAGCCTGGAAACAATTGCAACCCAATCAAGGTTCTCTAGAGCCAAAGACGATTGATGACGTTCGTCAACGTGATTCTGAAAAGAATGTTTGGGCTAGCGTTGCTCAGAGGGAATTGCCCTCATCTGTTGAAAGTAAAACTTGTTTACATGATCAACTTGTGGAGAGAGTGAAAAAGAATTTATTCTATGCAACGATCCACACCAAGGAAGGGAATATGATGTCTAACATCTTTTTCCTAAAGTCCAATGTTCTGGTTATACCTGATCACTATTTTGAAAATGATGATTCGTTCAAGATTACAGTGTATAAGGATAAACCAGTATCAATTGGAGGTTGGTTTGAAACGAGACTTTCAAAATCTGCATCATATTTGGTGCCTGATACAGATCTACGTATCTGTTACTGCCCTAGTGGTGGGTCATTCAAGAATGTGAGAAATTATTTTCCATCAGGAGATATTGTTAATCACCCTTTCACCATGTTGTGGAGAGCAAAGACAGGAGAGATGACCCAAGCTCAGGGAATGGCTGTTGCTAAAGTTACAAGCAATGGTGCTGCTATTTTCAAAGGATGTGAGTATGCTCACTTGTCCATCGACACTTTCGGTGGGCTTTGTGGGGCTGTATTGGTTTCACAGACTAAAGCCAATGTGATCACTGGATTTCATTTGGGAGGATTGGCTGGTACTCCGAAGGGGTGCGCAGGAACCCTTACCCAAGCTCAAATTGATGCTGCTTTTGCCGAGTTGCGCCAAATCGATGGTGTTTTGTTGACAGGTGAAGCAACCAAGTTTGAGCCCCAGTGTTTGGGAGTCCAAATCAAAACTGATGAACCTTTGCATCCTAAGAGTCCCTTGAATTATTTGCCTGAGGGATCTCAATTTGAATATTATGGCTCATGTGTTGGGCAAACAACCTCTCGATCGGATGTTAGGCAGACACCGATCTCCGAGATTGTAGAGGAGGTTTGCAATGTGCGCAATATTTGGGGCGCACCTAAAATGAAACCCGAATGGTATGGTTGGCAAACGTGCTTAGCGAATGCTAGTCATCCAGGAGAACCTTTTCCACATGACTTGCTCATGAAGTCAATTCGTGATTACAAGTCACCTCTGATTGAAATTATCAAGAGTGATATGTGGAATTCTGCTCGTCCTTTGACGGACCATGAAAATTTGTGTGGGATACCAGGAGTTAAGTTCATTGATGCTATCAAT